AATATCTTAAAAATTATAAAAAATGGCAGACGGTAATAAAATATTTGTTTCTCCTGGGGTATATACTTCAGAGAAAGATTTAACATTTGTAGCACAAAGTGTAGGTGTTACTACATTAGGGGTGGTTGGTGAAACTCTAAAGGGTCCAGCTTTTGAACCTATATACATACAATCGTATAGTGATTTTACGACTAGGTTTGGTGGGACATCCCCGATAACCTATGTGGATTCACAAATACCTAAATATGAATTAGGCTATATAGCTAAATCGTACCTAAGTCAATCAAATCAATTATTCGTAACCAGGGTGTTGGGGTTAAGTGGTTATGATGCGGGACCATCATGGAGTGTTACGACTATAGGTGAATTAGATGGTACCACCTTAGTAGATAGTAGTTCGGCTATCACCCAACAGATATTACCTTTCTTTATTCCTTTAACAGGAACAAATGGTACTATTGGGTCTAATTTTTCTATGAATCAAAGTTTACACAATGATTTCTTCAGACAACTCCCTGGAACTTTATCAAGTCATTTTTATACTGGAACGTACGTAAGTGGTCAAACAACCACAACAAACGTAAACACGCCATTTACAGTGAATAATGGTACTACACTACCTAATTTACAAACATCATTTATAAATTTCTTTAAAGGAGGGTATTCACCAACAACAGTATCATCAGGGTCAAGTTGTTATATAGCCGGTCCAGGATATAGTGCAGGCACGATTCTGAACTCATGGAGTTGCCCCCTAATATACCAATACGGTTGTATACCTTTTGGTGTTGAAAAAGTAGCGACAGCTTCTACAGTCTCATCATTTTCTGCTGAAACATCAGCACTAACAGTAAGTAATATACTATCCACCGATTGTGATGATTTTTCATCTTACAAAAATGATGCATGGTTTTATGGGTTATTCGATTCCCAAAAATCTGATGATTGTTGTTCGGGGACAACTTATAGTGGGGCATCTTACCAATTATGGTTAAGTGGGATGTGTAATGATGGAGCAGTTAATTACTCGTGTACTGGAGTTACAGGAACAACAACAGCTGGAACTGCAGTGTATTCTGGTCAAGTTGTTTTAGATTTGATTACATATACTAAGGTTCAACCATACGTTGATTATGATGGTATGGTAGTATTAACATTAAGGTCTAGGGGTCTTAGTACTAAGGCTTCGGGTGGGCCGGTATACGCTTTAACAGCAAATACAGCTAGTTTTGGTTGTGATGGTGATTACTCTAAAGTACTAAACAACCCATTCGCTTCATTTGGGATAAGTGCGACCACTACAGGTGGTAATGTATACACATTTAAAACTTCTATGGCTAATACTTCACAAGATTATGTATCTAAAGTATTTGGTAGAAGTCCATTTGATAAGAAAGAATCTGAGGTTCCTTTATTCGTTGAAGAGACTTATCCAGCACTTTTAACTGATGGTTGGAAAAAAGGTAAGATTAGGGGACTACAATGTTGTTTAAAATACTTACCTTCAGCAAGAAACCCAATTAACACAAATACAATAGCTTGGAACATGAGTGAGTGGACAACACCAGAAACACCATGGATTGTTTCCGAATTACAAGGTACTGATATATTCAGGTTATTTAAATTTGTCTCAATCTCTGACGGGACAGCAGCAAATAGAGAAATTAAACTGTCAATCATAAACCTTTCGTTTGAAAGGGGTGAGTTTGATGTTATAGTGAGAGATTTTTATGATACGGACGCGAACCCACAAGTTTTAGAAAAATACACTAGATGTAGTTTAGACCCATCTAAGGTGTCTTTTATAGGTAGAAAAATTGGTACGTCTACTGGTGAGTTTGAATTAAAATCTAAATACACTATGTTATACCTTAGTGAAGGTTTAACGGATGGGGTATTTGTAAATTCATTACCAGCTGGTTTTGAGGGGTATAGATTTAGAGGTTATGATTGTCCAATTAACCCACACATTGTTTATAAAACAAAATATTATAAAGCTGGTCAAACAGTTTATGACCCTCCTTTCGGTAGTGGTACGGTTAATAACGCTACTATAAGTGGTGGTGAAAAATTCAGTAAAGTTTATTTGGGTGTTTCTAATAGTACTGGGGCAGCTTATGACCCAGATTTCTTTAACTATAAAGGAAGACAAGTACCTAGTACGTTATGTACCGCCTCAGATGGTGGTAGATGGAATGTAATAACCACAGGTTTCCATATGGATTCTGGTGCTACTGTAGTCCTAGGTGGACAAGGAACTTATTTAGATTACTCAGGAAGTACATTAAATGGTAAGTCCGTATTCGATTGTGGGGTAGGTCAATTTAATCATGAACCAACACTAAGTACTGAACCATATAAACAACTTAGAAGTCGTAAATTTACAGTCGCTCCATATGGTGGATTTGACGGTTGGGATATCTACAGGAAGACAAGAACAAATTCTGATGACTACAGAATGGGTTTAAGTGGGTTCCTAGCTGGTGCATGTACAACTACAGAATTCCCGACAGCAATTGGAGCTGGTACGTTTAAAAAAACTAAGTAGTTCAGAAGCTAACACAGATTATTTTGCTTACCTAAGAGGTATTAATACATTCAGTAATCCTGAAGCTGTGAACATTAACGTATTTACCACTCCAGGTATTGATTACGTAGATAATTTAGGTCTGGTAAACGAAGCTATAGATATGGTAGAAACTGATAGAGCTGATTCGTTATATGTGGTAACAACACCAGACTACAATATGTTTGTACCTAATACTACAAACCCATTAAACCAAATAACACCATCTGAAGCGGTAGACAATTTAGAAGACTCTTTAATAGACTCAAACTATACAGCTACCTACTATCCTTGGATGCAAATAAGAGATACGTCGAACAATAAACAAATATTTATCCCACCAACAGCTGAGGTAATGAGGAATATAGCTTTGACTGATAATATTGCGTTCCCATGGTTCGCTTCAGCTGGTTACACAAGAGGTATAGTAAACGCTGTAAAAGCTAGAAAGAAACTTACTTTAGACGAAAGGGATACTTTATATGTTGGAAGACTTAACCCTATTGCGACATTCAGTGATGTTGGACCAATTATTTGGGGAAATAAAACGTTACAAATTAGAGAGTCCGCACTAGATAGAATATATGTTAGAAGATTATTATTACAAACTAGAAAATTAATTTCAGCTGTATCAATCAGACTATTATTTGAACAAAATGATGATGTAGTAAGACAACAATTCCTAGATTTAGTTAACCCAATCCTAGACTCTATTAGAAGAGATAGAGGATTAACTGACTTTAGAGTGGTACTTACTAATGACCCTGAAGAAATAGATAGAAATGAAATGAACGGTAAAATTTACATTAAACCAACAAGAGCGTTAGAATATATATTCGTAGAGTTCTTGATAACACCTACTGGTGCGTCTTTTGAGGATGTGTAGTATTTATAATAAAAATTAATTATGAGATTTAATAAACAAACTGTCACAGAGAG